GATGGTAATAAGCAGTTTGGTAAAGGTAATAAGATGCCACAGGAAAACAAAGGCTATAAACAGCGTGATTATCCGGCTAATCCTTCGTTGAGTAGGTATGGGGAAAGTCGATGAGCAATGTCCGCTATGTTGGGCGTGTCAGCAATCCATCTGGTTTAACGATGGAATCTCAACGGGCACCGAATTATAGTATGGGTAAAAAGGAGCGTAAAATGCCATTGGAACCGGGCAAAAGCAAAAAAATTATCGGGGAAAATATTGGTGAGATGATCCACTCAGGCCATCCCAAAGCCCAAGCTGTAGCCGCATCATTGAATATGGCGCGTAAATCTGGTGCGCATATTCCAAAGAAAGGAAAATCTGCAAACTCAAGACATAAGGATCACAGATAATGAAAAAGCAAATGAAGAAAGCTGAAAAGAAAATGATGAAAGAAGAAAAACCAATGAAGAAGAAAATTCACGAAGTATCAGAAAAACGAATCAAAGATTACGGGAAAAAGAAGAAATAATGTCATCATGTATGTGTACAGGCGCTTGCATGAAACCAGGTGGAACGTGCAGCGCCTATCCTAATGGTAGAAATTGCCTAAACTATCCTAACTACTGCTCATGCGATTGCCATAAGTTTTATGGATCGCATAATTGTTATTGTTTTTGTAGTTATAAAAAAGAGACATTACAACTATGTCAGCATGGTGTTCCTGTTAAGTGGCCATGCTCTTTGTGTACGAATGAGGAACAAAAAGTGAGTGAACCAATTGTAAAATGGGAAGACTATCAATATTTGCTTAAAGAAAAACAAATATTAGAAGAGCGGATAGGCAAATTAGAACAAAATACTCAAACACAATACGAACATAGTTGTGATGGTATTGAGAAGTTGTTTGACAAGATAGACTACTTAATAAGAATTGATGGAATTTTAAGAGAAAAAATAGATAAACTGGAAAAAGAAAATTTAATGCGCCAAGACACTATCGCATGTGTTGATCAAGCTTACAACGATTCTCATCTTGAAATGGAAAAAAGACTAAATAAAATAGAAAAATTCCTCGGTGGTGATATTCGTAAAAGCATTAAAGAAAATGTTGATTATTCAGATCATGATGAAAGGATTGATGATCTGGAAAACATACAAGCCGAACCGAGATTGATTAAATTAGAAGAACATATGAATTCTTCAAATCCACTTCACGAAGCGCATAATGAGATTCATTTAACTATTGATAAAAGCATTAGAAGATTAGAGAAAACTCTTCAAGAGTTGGTTTATAAAGATACCAACTCCAACTTGATAGTTAAAGTAGCCAAGAAGTTATTTATTTGTGATCAATGTAATGGTCATGGAACAGTCATCTTAACTCTTGTAGAGCAAGAAATTTTGGCAGGTAATCCAGTGAATGAATTTTGTAAGAAGTGTGAAGGAAGTGGAATAGTTTGGGGATGATATGAAATTTGAAGAAGCATTAAGCGCCTTAAGAAATGGCTCGAAAACAAGACATCCTTCTTTTGAAGAAGATGAATATTTAGTTGGTTGTTATGTTGGCATGATAGGATTTGAGGAATCCTTTGAAGATAAAAAAGCAAGAGGAATGTCTATTGCAAAACTGAAAGGTGATAAACTTACTCCTGAGATGTTTAATAGTGGATTAACATTTTCTGAGATGCAAGATATATGCGATAAACATCCACATTTACGCAAGATTTTATTATCCCCCCAATTGAATTTATTAATAATTATGTCTGATGATTGGGAAATTGTAGAATGACCGAAGTAGAACAAATGATTGATGACTGTTTCAAGCGAGAAAATAAGCTAAATGATTGGGAGCAGAAGTTTATCAAAGATATTCATCGTAAAGCCTCAAACCTCACTCAGTTTCAATTAGCTAAGCTTGAAGAGATTTGGGAGAGGATTACTTAAAGAATGAATCGTCAGCGTCCTTCCACATTTTACTTTCACCTTTCATATTTGTTATTAATATAGTTCCATTTTCACATTGTTGTTTAAATTGTTTACCTAAATTTATTACTTCTTCTAATATATTTTGTGGGTATTCTTTGCATGGATATAAAAATCCGTGTTCTCCATGAATATTGCAATATCTTCTCGATCCATCTGGTGAAGTTTTTCCGTGGTTCATACTTAATCCTGCTTAAAATACTTTGCAAATGGTGTTGATGGCGCACTTGCTTTCTCTTTCGGCTCTAGCACAATGTTTTGTATTACTTCGTTATCGTCTACATTCACGTTTTGAAGCATTAGTTCACCATTCTGTAGTTTCTGAAACATAGCATTGAACTGCATTCTTTGCTCAGGAGAGAGGCTATTCCATAGTTTCTGTGCTTGCTGACGGGTCATTTTGACAGGAGGAGTGTTTTTGTTCATGTTAATCCTGATGCTTTTAATATGATTGGTAATAATACAGAAGCAAATAGTAATGTGATAGTCCAATGAAAATTACGATCTATCTTTTCTTCTAATTTATCAAACTTTGCATCAATAGAACTGAATTTATTACTTATCCCAAAAATTCCATTTTCTAACATTCTAATCCGAGTTTCATGATCTATATATTGTTCAGTATTCATTTAATTTTATCTCTTTTTTAATTTTCTATTAAAACGCCACCAATTATTTCATTTGTCTCTGGATCAATTATATCTTCTCTTCTTAATTTACCAGAATTAATGTCCTTAGCTATTTGAAAAAATCTCTCTAGTGCACCTGGAATACTTTTTAAGTGTAAAAGATGATCTTGTGTTTCTTTTGGTAAAGATTCGAAGCATTGTTTTGGAGTCATGTTTTGTTTTATCCACTCATTAATTGAATCAACAGACCATGCAACTCGTGAATTTATTAGCGTGGGTTTTGGGAATTTGTTTTTTTCCCACCATCTACGTAAAGTTATTCTTGATTTGCCTATCAATTGTTCAACATCTTTTATGTAATATATTTTTCTGTCCATTGTTAATTCAATATAAATTAGTAACAAACAGTATAATATAGAGATATGTTGCATTTTGCAACTGCAATTTGCATCTTGCATCTATTTATAAATAAGTACATAATTTACCCAAGCGTGTAGTTAAGACGAACCCCGCTTTTCGTCAAATGGCGTGTACATAGTCTTCCGCCGGACAAATAGAAATGGTTAGCCAGTGATGGCTTTTATCTTATTTGTCTGTATGGGAAGGATTCCTATGTCAAACGTATTTGAAACTACACAGTATATCTTAGACGAAACTTTTATTAGATTTATCAATTACTTAAACTTCTGCAAAGTTGCAAATCGCAACCTTGAAGGTGATTTCAAAGGCTTAAAATATGCAACTGGCCAGACTATTAACTATCGTCTGGAAGAAAGATACCTAGGCGGATTGGGGGCAACTGCTACCTCTGAAGCTCGCGTTCAAGTTGTAAGACCTCTCAGGATTGATACTCAGTTCCACACCATGGTTGAGTTTTCAGGTTTTGAATTAACTTTCGACCGCGCTCGTGATCAACCGTACTTAGACATGATGTTAAACCCACGCGCTAAGCGTTTGGCTAACATGGTTGAACAATTCGTAGGTCAACAACATCTTCAGTTAGAAACCTATCAAGCATACGGAACACCAGGTGTCGCAATTGATCAAAACACCGTGTTTCAAACCGATGCTTATATGACCCAATTAGGCATTCCTGAAGATGGCAATAGATACTGGGCTAACCCTCCACAAGTTTCCGCTACATTGACCAATGCGCTTTACAACGTGTTTAACATGACTGTTAACCGTGGTGCATTGTTAGATGGCTTTATCGGTCACTTATCTGGTTTTGACTTCTTCAAAACTAACTTCTTGGTCAGACAAATTGCGGGAACACCAGATGCAGCCGTTGCGGGTACGCCTCCAACTGGTTATCTAGCAGCCGGTCAAATTGTCGGCCCAATCAGTGGCGGTAATGTATTACCTATCGATGGCATTGATAACGGTTCCTCTGCTGGCGCTGTGTTATTCCGCGCAGGTGACATTATCACCATTGATGCAGCAGCCGATGTGTTCATGGTTAACCCATTAACTTATGAGCCTTTAGCACAAACTGCACAATTTGTAGTGACTGCTGATGTGATCTCATTAGGTACGGGTCCTACTACTGTTTATCAAGTACCTGTGAATCCAACCATTGTGATTTCAGGCGCTCGTCAAAACATTTCTGCGGTCATTCCTGATGATGCTCAGTTATATCGTGCTAATAGCCACAATGTGTCTGTTGCATTCCATAACCAAGCCATTGTCTTTGCAGCGCCTCCAATCAAGGAATTGAAAGGCGGTGTAGAAGCTGTGACTTCTTATAGTGACCTCTACAAGATGGCAATGACCTACTCATTGGGTGCTGATATCAGAAACTACGTCCAGTTAGATCGTATCGACATCATTGCAGGTGTTGCGATCAATCCTGAGTTCGCAGTTCGCGTATTATCTTAATGACGTGATTAGGTGGTGGCGTATTGTCACCACCTTTTTTTATGGGGTATCAGATGGATCAATCTAAAAAGAAGATCAGCAATCCACATGAAGGACAATTTTTATATAAAGGTAAATGGGTCAATAAAGAACATTTCAGAGCCTTTTTATATAACGAAAAGCATGTTCAGCGATTAGCAAAGTCATATAAGGAATTTGAATCTTTGCTTGCAACTGGTTTGTGGTTTGCAGAAAAGCCAGAGCAAAAGGTTCTCCCTCTTAAGAGGAAAATAAAGGATGGCAGCGCCAACAGTAAAGAGATTTGTAACTGATGCCTATCAGTTAATCAGTGCAAGCAGTCCGACTGTTCCCTTACAAGGGGATGACATGTCTAAGGGCGTGCAGTTCCTAAATGAATTGCTGATGAATTATAGCTCTAGTTCATTGATGTTGACGATTGCAAAGAAAATTACGTTGCAAGTTCAGATTGGCCAGCAGTTTGTGACGTTTGGTGAGTCAACTTATGTTCCAACGCCTGATGTGACGATTGGCAGACTTAGCAATCTTCAAGATGCATGGCTTGAATTGGATGGCGTGACTTATCCGCTGATTGATGAATCACGTGGGGTTTTCTTTGGATCGTATAAATTTGAACCACAATTAGGGTTGCCTCGGTTTGTTATCATCACGAATGATTTAGACTTAACAACCATGCAACTTTATCCAGCACCCTCACAAGTCTATAACTTATTTGTATATGGCAAGTTTCAGCTTCCACAGTTAAATGAAAACAGCGATATGTCGTTAGTGCCTCAGTATTACTACCGATATCTAAAGTTCGCGCTAGCAAGAGATTTAGCTTACTACAAAGGACGATCAGCCGCTTGGGATCAAAAGCTTGAAGCAATGTTTCAGGAGGCGCGTGATGATATGGAATCAGTATCATCTATGAATCTTGTCATTGATAGTGCGAATGAAAGTTACCTCAATGGTTCTTGGCGTCTGCGGGCAGGTGTGTAATGCCATCACCTCGTGACGGAGAATTTCAGATAAAACCCTGCAATATCATGGGTCAATTCAACGTCCAGCGTTTTCGTCAATGGTCGCCAGAAGATGCGGCAAATTGGTATTTGGTGAAGGAAGATAACACCAAAAAACCCTATGCGATGTATCCTTGTATGGGTAGAAAACACATTAATTTTAATGGCACAAACCAACTTATCTTTGGTTCAGAGCCTCGCGGGTTATTTAAGACGATTAAGTATGGGTATGTTGTTGTTGGAGATACAATATTTCGTATTAATGAAAATTATGAAATAGTTAATATCTCTGGATTAACTAAAATTGCAACATCAGCAAATATTTATTTCACTTACTTAGTTGTGAATGATATTGTTTTTGCTTGCTTCACTGATCAGCAAAGAGTTTATATCTATCAAGAGAATACTGGTACTTTTAATGCTATTACAGATGGCAATTGCCCTGGTGGAACAAGTGCGCCAGGAAACACTCAAAAGCCTGGATTTATAGCAACATTTGGAAATCGTATTACTGTATCTGTATTGGAAAGCTCAGAGTTTATTTTATCTCGAATAAACTTACTTCCAAAGATGGGTGCTTTTAATCCTGCTACATGCTTCACAAATGATGTAACTCCTCAAGTGTTTGCTAGAGAAGAAGGCATTATTCGTCAAATGGGCGTACTTAATAATACGCTTTATATTTTCACTGATTATGAAACAGGTGTTTGGTCTAACATTCCTGCTGTGTTTAGTGGAACAGGAGTGACATTTCCTTGGAAGAAAAACTCAACTTATAACTGGAATTTTGGCATTGCTAATCCTACATCATTAGACATTAACTTCGGCTACATGGTGTTTTTAGCGAGAAACTATGAAGGATTATTAACTTTCATGGTAAGTTCTGGTGGTCAACCTGAACCCATTAATAATAAAGCGATTAGCACATTATTGCAGCGTTATAGT